GGTCCTGCAATTAGTACAATTACACCTACTGCTATTAACATTCCGCCATCCCATGATGTACGTTCGTCAATGCGAGATTTAATCCAATTAAGTGGGTTCATAGTAGTTCTCCTGTTGTTATGTATTTAAGCCAAGATATTAAACTGATTATATACATACTTATAAATAAGATAGACATCATTAACCCATTATGGAGAAAGCAATATGTTTAAATTTTTAAAGAATCTTTTTAGCTATGGACCTATTAGTACACATATAGATGCAGATAAAGTAGACCCTATTTACACCGAACCTGTAATTAAAGCAGGAGTTGTTAAAGCTCCAACTACACCTATTAAGTTTCCAACTGCAAAGGTACTTAAAGGACTAACAAAAAATCAAATTGAAGAGTTAGCTAGAAATCACGGAATTGAATTAGATCGCCGAATGACTAAAGTTAATATGATTGCTGATTTTAAAAAGCAACACGGCACTAAGTCGAAGAAGTAGCTCTAGCAGCTAAATGATCATGGGCTGTTGACAACCTAGTTAGCTTACGGTTGATTGTTGTAATCGCAACTTGCTGCTGACGAATTTGCTCTTCCAATGCTTGCACATACTTTTGTGTAGGCAAAATCCTTTCAACACCATCTTCTCCTAACATTGCAATAGTGTTAGTACCTTGTCCCCTAATGCCGCCAGCTACTCTATTTGGATTCTTACCCGAAGACGAGTTCTCTACTGGTATGTTGCGACTGCTGTACATTTTTGCTAGATAGTTCTTCATCTTCTTTTCCTTTATAATATTTATACAAGTCAATGCTTGCTAGATTCTTGCATTTACTCTCACACATAATATCTGTGTAGGGTAAGAAGCTTAATGCATAATCATTGCTTGCTTGATTAGGATACCAATCACTATGAGCTCGCAGCTTGCTTTTCTTGTAGCCTTGTTCAAGTAGTGCATTAAAGTTTGGTTGTACTGTTGTAGCAATGTCGCTAACCCATTCTGCACGACTGTAAGAATAATGTATTGCAGGCCGCACACCACGCCAGCTATCAACTATGCGCTTATATCTATCGTCGGTGGGCTGTATGTATTCACCTTCGCGGCACCAGTGATGGTGTACGTCAAGTACGAGTGCGAGGTCGTCTGCAAGCTCGAGGCTGTGTTCGATGCCCCACTTGTTCTCGTCGTTTTCGATTGTGATAACGTTTCTTGCTTCTGGCGTGAGTTTCTTGAGTGCGGCCTTAATGCCGGCTGGACCTTTGCGGCCTGAGATATGTACGTTGCATTTAAAGTCTTGGAATGTGCGTCCGTAGCCCATCCAGCGTATGACATCAACATGGTATTCAAACTCCTCTATACTACGTTCAACAATATCTGGGTTGTCGCTAGCAAGCACAGTAAACTGGCCAGGATGCATACTAAGCCGAACATCCAAGGAACGAGCAAGTGCGCCGACCCTTGCAAGTTTCGTCTCGCAGTAGTTGCGTACATCAGGTAGCTGCCAGTAATAAGCCCAGTCGCGCTGAGTATATACAGGAAGCACATCACTGCCAAGACGAACCATTCGTAATTCATTTGGTAATCCTCCTACGTATTCAATTAAGTTGTAGTAACTTTGTATGTTGTGGACCATAATATCCCACAGACGTTGTTCTGCAACTTCCCTTGTTTGCCTATTCAACCACTGTACTGTAGTCGACTTTGTATTTAGTGGACGCTGAATCTCTTCTAGGATTTTCTTCTTCTGTGTTTGATCTGGATGCATATACTTGCATGCAAAGCCTATACGCTGGATAGTTTGTTGATCGTTAACATAATCGCCGCAAGTTGTAAACTTCAAATCATTCATATTAAAACTTCCTATAGGAACCGTCTAGTTCGTGTGTGCCTGAATTTGATATTGCCCACGCAATGCAGTTGTACCAAGGATAGCCAACTGCTCTGAGCTTCTTATACCATTGTTTATATAGTATAACACGTTTACTAAAGGTTGTCAAGTTCAATCACCATGTATATTTATTTTTTCATACTTTCTTGGATAGGTATTAAAACTTATACAATATCGTTCCTCAGCCTTATTGACAGGTGTACTGTGCTCACACCAACTAGGAAATAACCATAGCATACCTTCCCAGGCCGAAACTTCAGTAGTGTATGTATTAAGCATATTTGGCTCAGCAAAGACTTGCATGCCGTGAAGTGGTTTTAATGGGCTATGAAGTGTTAGTGGAGGACTATCTTCGTTATTGCCTACTATCTTAGGATAAAATGCTCCACTTATTGAACTGCCTTCATGCCGATGAGGAATTGTTCTACTTCCTGGAGTTCCTTTATTAAGCCAACTATTCCAAATTCCAAGAGGCTCTAATCCTACTGTATCAACATAGTTGTCGACACATCTCTGCATAAGCCTTCTAAGTTCCGCATGGGTTTCTAAATGTCCTTCAGTACCCCAAGTGCTGCCATCTCCTTCATTTTTACTTTCTAACAGCCCGTGCGGAGAAATTAGGTCCGCTGCACCTTCTATAATCTCGTCTGGATCGTACATTCCTCTTAAATCGTATCCTATAAACACTGTAGGAAACGCAAGTACTGTTGTTGACTTCAGCGGCACTAATCTTTTGTTTTGAAATATTTCTGGCTGTTTCATTATGATCCTCTCTACACTTATAATTATACTATATTTTTTAATAAAAGTCAAGTAATGATTTGGAGAGGGTGCCCGGAGTCGAACCGAGATAAACGGATTTGCAATCCGTTGCATAGCCATTCTGCCACACCCTCATGGTGGACCCCACAGGACTCGAACCTGTAACCTAACCGTTATGAGCGGTCAGCTCTAACCATTTGAGCTAGAAGTCCGTTAGTGGTCGGAGTAGTAGGATTCGAACCTACGACCTCTGCGTCCCAAACGCAGCGCACTACCAAGCTGTGCTATACTCCGTAATTGGTGGGGAGTAATGGAATCGAACCATTCATGAGCTTCCTCGGCGGATTTACAGTCCGCTGCCACACCTTGTAGCATACTCCCCTAAATTGGCATGCGAGCAGGGATTCGAACCCCGACTAACGGTTTTGGAGACCGCTGTGCTACCATTAACACCACTCACATATAAACTTTCAAAAAAAAAGCCCTTAACAAATAAATGCTAAGGGCCGCTTAAATAACTTCTTAAAAAGTCACATCAAGACAACCCCAGCTGTGCCGGGCACCATATATAAAATAACCATATTGCTTGTCTCATGTTCGTCTTCCTATTTCTTATTATGTATTAACTATAACACACTTATTTAGCAGTGTCAACCGTTAAGTTCATCGTTTAATGAAAGTTCTGCATCTGGCTCAAGTTCCATTTGATGTGCTTTAACCATTTCCTCGTTTAGATCAACTCCGTCAAAGTCACCTTCTTCAAGTTTTCTAATAGCATCGGTGGCGCTTTTTGCTTGCCTTGTCCTTACTAAGTAGGTGCATATCATAACTAGGTTAGGTCTATCAAAACCGGTATTCTTCAGTGCTTGCTCAACATAAATGCTCATGATATTATAGCCTTTCTAAAGCTGTGTTGTTGTTATTATAATACTATTATAGCACCATTTAGGCTAAGTGTCAACCACTTAATGCTGTACTCCGTTTATAATGTCATCTAGTGCTTTTAATGTTACATTATAATGTAACGAATCTTCTTCACCCCATGTTGCACAATAGTCTTTTCCTGCGTTGTCTGCAAGTTCTTTACTGCTGTACACTCCGTGGAAACGATTCCATCCATCTCCCATTTTTTTAAAGGTATGCACGATATATATGTTAGTAGTTGTATTCATTTCCAGTTGTCCTGTACCCATTTGTCTTTACAGTAATGTGGATTAGGATCACCGTGGAAGACAGCAATACTTGTTTCGTTTAGTATCTTAGGATCACCTGCAAGTTGAAAGTCTCTAGTTCCTCTAGCGCCATGAGTCATTTGAGGTTTGCCTCGCATTTCCCACTTGTAACTTTGTATCCATTCTTCGGGCCAATATACATAATTGTCTTTAATTGCGAATCTAAGCCAGTCTTGATCACCTTGGAACCGTCTTGAAATACTTTGTATATCATTCATGTATTCGTGGTACACATGTGCATGTTGGCCTGTTTCTAATCTAAATATGCTAGAATTAAACTTATCGTAATTTTTCATTACGTGTCGATTAAAGTCACGTATAATTATAAACTCGCCCGGCCTATAAGAAAACAACTTATCCATATTCTTAAACACAATCATGTCTAGATCAAGAAATAGTATAGTGCCTTCTAGTCCTAACTTGGGATTAAAGAACATTGGTTTATACCACCAACCTTCTATGCCCGGCATAAGTTCTAAGTCAACTACTTTAATACCTAAATCTAGATTAGCAGGATTTTCTGTAAAGCATATAAATTCGTGATCAACTGTAAGATTACGCTGGACCATACGATATAGCTTGTTCACATATTCGGGACCGTACTTGTCTCCCCATTTCAAACAAACTACGTAGTATTTTCCAGTTGGATCAGGTGTAGCATGCGTGATCGCCGGCTGCTCTACAGGAGTTATACTCTTGTCAACGGGTCGACGCCCTTTGGTAGCATTCTTTCTTTCCTTGCGTTCCGCTTTAGTTTCACCTGTAATATACTTTTTCATTTTCTAAGAATCTGTAAATTTCATCTTCTGAACTTCGAATGGTGTGTAGATAGCACTATTAGCACCATGCTCGGAACACTCAACTGACTCACACCAACAACGGTTATCAGTTGCTTCACGTATAAGATTGTCAGCGAATGTCCACGCATGTTTAGCAAACATTTCTGCACCAACACCGTCAAACTCTCTTACTTCACACAAGTCTAAATCTTGTAGAAGATAAAATTCTTCTTTGTGTGGATCAGTAACATCTACACAAGTTTTGTGATCAAAACTATCTTCGAGCCAAGCCTTCAAAGGTTTAAGCCCACCAAAGTCTACTGCCCAGTTTTTGTGATCTAATCCACTACACCCAAATGTAAATTTAAATGCTAAACTGTATCCGTGTAATAGATGACAGTGTGAATGATCTGCGTTAGGTTGACGGAACACCGCTGATAGCCCGATGTTGTGACCGTATGTTTTAGTTGAATAAAATGCCATATAGATTACCTTTTAATTGTATTACTTAATTATAGCGTAGATTTGCTAGTTTGTCAACCATTACATTACCTTTTTCCCATTCTTTTGGTAATGCCCAATCATCTTCTTGATGTATGATAAATTTATGATTCGAAAAGTATTCAAACAGTTTACCTATTTGGTGTATCCAGTAACTAGGATCAACTGCTTGTTGTGTTGTTGTATTGTAATTAGCTGAGTCTTTGTACACATTGTTAGTAAACTGGTCTTTACTGTGTAAATCAAACCCTAGTAAGTGTATAGTGTCGGAATACTTAGTAGCTAGTAATACAGCAAAAGGTCCTGCTCCCCAGTGCCACGGTAAGTCTCTCCTGTCTTTTCCAGTAAATGGTAGTTCCGGCACAGTTCTTATGTTGTCTTGATCTTTACAATAGTCTAGCCAATCTGCTCTTGTATAAATTTTAGAGTCTTTATTATAGTTACTAGAAACAGCTTCGAGCATCATCCTTTTATCAACACATATTAAATGATCTACATAATAATCTCGATAAATAGCATTGCAACCTATTTTCTTCATTGGGATATTATTAATGTTTATATCATTTCGACTTTCGCCATTTCCTACAACTAGTATCATGTTGTATTTAAATAAATACTGTAACAGGTAGGATAACTTATGACAGCATATTTTGACACGTTTAGAAGCGTAGTTTTAACACCCGATAACGTAACGTTATTAGCAGACGGTGTTTCTGATACACTTACTATTAATGCAGCGGCAGGACGAGGACTTAGTTTAAGCGGATCAGCGTCAGGCACCGACACTCTGGACTTGAATGTAGATTACAACTTGTTTGTACCAATTGGTACTAGTATCTTAAGACTACAAGATGTAAATGCTAATACAAGAGACATTACATTATCAGCTGGTGCAAACATCACTATTACTAGAAATAGCAGTAGTGAGCTTGTGTTAAGCTCTACGGTAGGTGGTAATAGTAAAGCAATTGGCGGAGCAACAGCGGCTAGTCCTGTTGTAATTACAACTACTGCGGCACACGGATTTACAGAAGGCATTCCAGTTACACTTTCAGATATATCTGGAATGACCCAATTAAACGGTAATGAATATTATATGGATATTCTTACTAGTGCTACTTTTGCACTTTATACAAACGAAGGCCTAAGCACACCTTTAGATGGTACTGGGTTTAGTGCTTATACAAGTGGAGGAGTTGCTACAGCTGAGTATCAAACTACAAACCTAGCACAATTGGGTGATGTACTGCTAACAAGTCCAAGTGTAGGTAAAGTATTATATCACAATGGCGCAAAGTGGATTGATTCCATTATTGATACTAGTGTGATTACAGAAAACACAAATTTATTTTACACTGATACACGAGTAGATAACAGATTCGACACAAGACTTGCACTTAAATCAACTACTAATTTAGCAGAAGGCACAAATTTATACTACACAGACACTAGAGCAAATAGTGCTATTGACACTAGGGTAAATGCTTCTTATATTAATACGCTAAGTGGTGTTATAGCAGACAGTGTTGACGGAGATTTAACTGGCTCAGTGTTTGGTGATGATTCAACATTACTAGTAGATGGTGTGAATAGTGTTATTCCAGCAAGTGTATTAACAGGAACTGCAAATATTAATGTTGTTGGTAATGTTACAGGAAATATTACAGGCAATGCTGGTACAGTAACAAATGGTGTATACACTACTGGTAATGCAACAATTACCGGAGGGTGGCAGTTTAATCAAGCAATTGCAGCTGATGTCGTAGGTATTCATACTGGTAGCGTAAATGGTACACTAGTTGGTTCGATGTCTGGTTCAGTGTTTGGCGATGACAGTGCGTTACTTGTAGATGGTATTAATGGAACCCTTGTTGCCGGCGGCATACATGTTGGTGTGCCAAATACTATTGGATATGCTAACGCAATAAAAACTAATACAATAGAACTAACTGGATCAATAGACGTTAATCCAATCGGACCGTCAGCTGGCTCACCAAATGGCACCGGTCATGTAGGCGACGGCTATTGGTCCTGGTTTAGACAGGGACTATCAGTTACTGGTAGAGGTTATTACCACAATAGTACTTTTCTTAAAAAATCTCAGGCATTAGTACATTTAGCTTCACCAAGTGGCACTGTTGAAATTAACCTTGAAAGTTCATTCTTATCTCCCGACATCTATAATGATGGGGCTGATGCTTTCTGGATAGACTATCCAGCTGTAGGCACGATATTTAATGTAACAGGCTTACTCAATCGCCAATTTGTAGCAACTACAGTAACTTTTAATATTAATCAAAACGCTACACCAGTGCTTCCGGATTTACGAGTAGACGGAATTGTACAACAAATATCTTGGCAGAACGGAGTTATTCCAACTGCTACAGCTAACCAATACAACCAGTTACAATTTCAAATACTACGTGTTAACAACGGCGCAGGCGCAGTAGACGCAAACGGAGACGGAACTGGTCCTTTTGATTACAGAATATTTGGTCAAATGGGAGCGTTCTCAAATTGAGTTTCTTTGGTCTTAATACTGTTGATAGTATATCTCCTGGTATCATGTATATAGCTCCTTTTACTGTCGACTATACTAGGTCCGCAGCATGGATATTTTTCGCCAGTGATGATGTAGCAGTGCCTCTACTAAGTGGCTGGACTGATGCATATGCAGCTTCTCTGCATCAGTCTGTAGCTTTTGGCAAGGGCGGATTTCGGGCTATGTCCTATGGTACTTACTCCAACATTTGGCGCATAGTCGATGGAACATCTCCGCAAACCTATCGCCCACATCTTGTTAACTTAAACCCAGGTCAAATTACTCTCTACGACAATAACCCAGTAATGATCAGCTACGGAGCTGCAAGATATGATGCTAGCGGTAATGTTACTGGTGCAGGAAACGGCGGCTTTATGATAGGTTGTTACAATGATACACCTCGTCTAGGTGATATTTATCATAGCTCAGACGGCAATGTCTTTCAAACACATACTGACGTTTTCCCCCAGCCATCAGTGGGTGTCCTTCATAAACCACTGGTGTACAACCCAGACTCAGGAAGTTGGCTTACTTCTCATCACACTGATCAAAAATTCTATCGTTCAGTAAATAACGGTGCAACCTGGCAAAATCCATCATCTTACCCAGCAGCATATTTCGGCAATGTGGTTTACGGGGATACCTCTCTTGGGTGGGCATTTGGTGACGCATCTTATAATGCACGAGCTATTTACTCCAGCAATATCTCGTCCGGTGGCGACGGTCAAACTTGGACTGCTAATGGACTTGGTACTATTGCTAATGCTAGTGGATCAAAGGAAATGAATTATATAAATTGTATCCACTATAATGAATACAGTCAACAATATGTTATAGGTGGCGGACAATGGATGAATCAAAGAGTTGACGCAAGAATTTGTACAAGCCCTACCGGACTGGTTAATTCTTGGACATTCCGCGAAACTGGTACTACTGAGTTAACGATTAATAATATCTTCGGCGACAACCAGGGAAACTTTGTTGCTATGGGTGTTCCGTATATAGCTAACTCAGGATACACTGCAAACACTAACAAGTACTTCTATAGCAAAGACAATGCAATAACATGGACTGAAGGTACATTACCTATTTCAACGTATGCCGATTATTCCAGGAGCGAGCGCATGGCATTCGGTGATCCAGCACTAGGTTTATAACCTTCACCTGATAAATAAAAGTATGTACAATAGTACGATGGAGGGCATTTTGGACCATACACTCTAGTGTGGTCTAGTCCAGCAGAACTTTACCCAATCCATATAGCCCCGACCCAAGCAGCGCAAGGTCATGGCTACGTAATTGAACCTCAGGTAGAATATCAAGAGCAAGATTATCTAATAGTACAGCCATCTGCTAAACCGTACGAGCTACACCAAAACTATGCAAGGAGATTATGGATATGTTAGCAGAACTAATGATAGCCAACGCGGCATTCAAGGTCATCAAGACCACAATATCAAATGGCAAAGATATTGCCAATGCAGGCGCAGCAATAACAAAATATTTCGGTGCTGAAAAAGCTATAAAGAAACAAGTTAAAGCTGGCACTGGTAATATCATGGAAGCCTTCCAAGCACAGGAACAGCTAAGAAAGAACGAAGAAACTTTGAAGTATATGCTCAACAAGCAAAGACTACACGGCTATGTTGACTTTTGTAAATTTAGAGATGATTATAATAAAGGCATTAAAATAAAAGCTGCCAAGCAAAAGAACGCTAACGCTAGACAATCTAAAGCTAACGAGTCTACAATGACTATTGCATTGAGTGTTGGTATTGTTTTACTAATATCTGTAGCTGGCGGATTCTTTTGGGTTGCGAAAGTAAAAGGTTTAATATAATGGAACAAGCTGGCAAGCTAACCATTATTCATGAAGATGAAATTTATGAATGTTTAGCTTGCAGCAAAATGTATACTGAAGAAGCTATGCATGCACACGAAGAAGTATGTCCTAAGATACCAGAGTATCTTGAATGGAAAGCTAAGAACGATCTTGAAAATTCTTAACATCTTTAACAATATCTTTTAAGTCGTTTTTAACATCTAATAAACTATTTTCAGCCTGAGATAGTGTTTTATTAACTAACTTGACTGTAGCAACTGTCCACACCCACCAAACACAACTTAATGTACTTACTAATACTAACGTAGCCCAAAAGGCATTATGAAAATCAACATAGTTAAATGTTAATAATATTAAGTTTAGTAATAAAATAGATGCAGGAACAATTTTTGCAAACATGTCCCACCTTGCTATTTTTTTCTTCACATAATTTTGCCGATGTCGAAAGTCGTTTTGATTCGTCATTTATTTCTCTATTCGATTGTTTGAAAGTGTGTTATTAACTAGGATATTAGTTGTTTATTTGGCCGAAGGGTTTCCACTCACCTGGTGATCCCTCTCGTATGCAAATCCATCCTACATAACCTGTGGGAGTCGGTAATTGGTTCCATACAATATCGCCGAGATTGTATGTTCCGCTAACTGGTATTTCTGTTGATGTTTCGAACTTTTTACCTTGAAATTTAACTGGTCCTGCAGTTTCTATATCAGCACTAGGTTGATTAACATTAATGCCTAGCTTACCTTGGACTTTGGTCTTGTTTTGATTGTGTGATCCTAAAACAATATCACCATATGCCGTTATACTAATTCTTGCTTCATTGTCAGTAACAATATCTAATGTGTCAGTAGTCCAGTTACCAATTTTAGTTGAGTTACCTTCACAGTCTACAATAAATTCTGATTCTAAACTAACAACGCTTAGTTGTGCATTAGGTGCTTCAGTTCCGATGCCTAGTCTATTTGATGCCGCCTCGTAATGTATCCAGTCATCGATTATTAAATCGTTTGATGTACGTAAATTATTAAGTGTACCAACAGTTGTTAAACTACTTTTGTTTATAGTGCTACCTAGTTCAGATGCACTAACAACAGGAACATTATCAATGTATAAACTACACCCTGAGTTTAAGTCTAAACTTTCTGTTGTCCAAATACGATCTGGATTTGCTCTATAAACAAATTGTTTAGTTGGACCATCTCCGCGCCATTGTAATCCTTTACCGTATACCCCAGCATCTCCTTCTGCAACAAACTCTAGCGGGCTAGAACGTTCATTGCGTATATCTGCCGTTAACTCATTTACATGCAGCTTTTCGGCAGTAATACTACCTGCAACATTTAAGTCACCTGTAATACTCACAGAACTTAGTATATCAGTTACTGTCATATTATCAACATGTAACCCTAAGTTGTTAACTAATACAGTAGCTTGAGTACTTTCGTCTCGGATACCTTGACTTTGGAATTTGGTTATCATTCCACCATGAATTTTATTACCACTTAAACCTCGATCATTAATTTCGATTTCGGTCTCAGAGTCATTTGCTAAGTCTTGTATAGCAGTGGCTAGTGATGATAAACTTTCTGTTACTTTTTGAATGTCTGTGCTCATACTAATATTTATCCAGATACCTTCAATAGTATTGTATCCAGATTACACCTTCCATTAAGCTTTGTATCGGTGGTTTTAATATCATCTAAGAACGTCCGCAATGCAACCTTGCCTGCACTCTTAAACTCTTTTAATTGATCCTCTGGTTTACGTAAAGTTTTTTGTATACTTAACTTTTCATCATAACCAATAATAGTTGTTCCTTTAACACTAAGGCCAGTACCGTCCCTGCCCAATCCTTTAGGATCAATGTTACTTGCAATATATTTGCCTATTTTACGTGTTTTGGCATTAAACACCCAAAGCTCAGTTGCTCCTACAAGCTCTACAGGATTAACACTTGCTAGTTTAAACTTATCGTTAGTCTTACCGTAATTTAACTTTTCAACTACTTTGTCTGCGCTACGTGTTTTAGCTTTGCGCGGCTTACGTGTAGCTTTACTGGTGTCTACAACGAACACACAAGCTTCTACAAGCGTTTCAAGTGCTACTATGAACTTTGCTACGTCTTTCTTAGTAAGATGTGAATAACCTTCTTTTAACTGTTCCCACATATCTGCATCATGTTCGGACATTTTTGCCAATTGTCCAGCAGTTGGCATACGTTGTAGTTCACGGAACTCTTCTAGTTCTCCTTCAAAGAACTTAACTAGTTTACGTGCATGGGCCTGTGTTACACCTTTCTTTTGGAAGTGCGTTTGAAAGTCAAAGCCTTTTGGATCAAAGCCTTTCTTATCATTAGCGAATCCATCTAACCATTCATCAATCTCTCCGCATGCTTCGCGGGCTTGGTCAGTAATACGTTCTTGAATAGTAGGAACATATACTTTAGACTTAGCGGTGTCCTCAACATTTTTTACTTTAGCTACCTTTGAGCCTTCATTGATAAGCTCAACAAGTTTTTCTCGCAGGTATTCTGTTACAGGCTTTAGCTCTCCTGACGTACCTTTACAGCTAACCCAATGATCATTTTCTTTTTTATTATAATCCATCATGCCGTCAAGTAACAGTTTAGCATTAATGCCTAAACCGTGTGTAATTCTCCAAGTTGGAAGTGCTTTTAAACTTGATACATCATCTTTAGTATAATCGTTCTGTTGCATCCACATAAACAAATGCGGGTGCATATCAGATGCTTTAAAAGAATTGTAGTACCAAGCATGTGCATGACGTTTGAATGTGTGATAGGCATCACCACTCCAATCTTCACAACCTTGCCATTGCGGTACTAGAAGCTTTCCTGCTTTAGTAATTCTTGGAGCCGCTTTTGGCTTCTTCTTCCTGGGTGCGCCTTTAACTGATAAAACTGCCATTTTGTGTTCCTCTTTTAACTGTTATATTTAATATATAGTCAAATGATTAATTTGTCAAGTGTTTTTGATTTAAATCTTTTCACCAGGCTCAAATCCACGGAAAGTTTTAAAGCGAGGAAAACGTAAACTATAAGTCCCATCTTGATTTTGTGTTACAGCATCTGCTCTAACTTCAACAAGCTGAGTAATAAGATTAGCCCTGCCATCCCAAAAAGTGGATCGGTTATCATCCGTAAAGCCACTACCAACGTTGACACGTATATCCTTGCCATCGTCTGTCCCAGTGCATACAATAGCGCCAAGCCGTCCTTCGTTTCGTCCAGTACCTTCTTCAACATCGATTACCTCCAATGTAACTTCGATAAATGGCTTTGCTTTGAGCCAAGCATGCGACCGCTTACACGTATAAGGTGCGTTAACGTCTTTTATCATTACACCTTCATATCCACCGTCTACAGCCGCTTTATTAAGCTCTACAAAGCGTTCTTCGCCTTTAGTGGTACTAAGATCAATATCTTCCCATGCACACGCTTGTACGTGCTCTAAGAGGTCTTGGTGTTCCAATACCCAATACTTAACTAAATTACTGCGAGTAGTCTGTGGCGTATTCCACGACCCTTTAAGGAAGTCTACTAGTGGAATAAAATCAAACAAGTGTAGTACACTTTGTATGTCAACTTTGTTGTCTTTACGATGCACTTGCTTCATAAGGTCTTGAAAGTCTTTGCCCATTACTTCGCCATCTAGTACACAGTCATATGGTGCTGGCTTCTCTGCAAGTACTGCTTCAATCTCTGCTACAATGTGTGGAAAGTTATGGAACTGTCTGCCGTTGCGGCTAAACAGTTCTACTTTGCCTGAGCGACATATAGCTAGTACACGCACACCATCTAGTTTAACTTCAATCTGCTTTACACCAGTCATCTTCTTTTCGTGGTTAGCACTATCATGTGCAAGCTGGCACCCAAAGATTGGAATAGCGTATTGTGGGAACTCTTTAGCTACTTTGTTAACTGTCTTTTCGCTCATGCCACAGCGCAAGTCTTTAATTAAGATGCGTCTGTAAAATCCATTCCACTGTTCAGTAGTAGCAACATTCTTTGCAAGTTCAATGGCGTCGCGAGCTGCGTGTCCTGTGAGTTGCCTAGTTTGCAGTTCTAATGCTAGTGCTTTAAATGTAGCCCAGTCCAAGCCTTGTCCAGTAATAACACCTGTACGCTCTGGAACTTTCTTTACGCCAAATGTTACAAGCGGATCAAGTGCCATTGTAATGCCTTCAAAGAACTCATCCAGTCCTTCCTGCATTGCTTCTAGTAGAATTGCTTGTTTAGCGAGCTTACTATTGTCAGCTTCTAAATGTTTGATAATTTCTTGTGGTTGCATTCTCATGTACTGCCCTCTGTTTGCCTAATTGTTATATACAGTATAGCACCAGATCTGGCTGTTGTCAACCATTACTGGCATTTTTTTTCCATATTAAAAAAGGTGGAGGAAGATGTGGGATTCGAACCCACGGAACCTTGCGGTTCAACTCCTTAGCAGGGAGCTCCGATCGACCACTCTGGCAATCTTCCGAAATTAGTAGCGTTTATACCTTACATCTTTATTCATTTCATTGATAATACGATCACCTTCGACCCTTGTATTATATTTTTCTTCATCCATTGCAATAGTATCAAATACGTTGCCCCAGAAATTACGTGCCCAAGCACTAAGATTGTCCTGTTGTAGAACAGTATGAACATGCTCTTTACGTTCTAACTGTCTCATTGCATCAAATGGTAACATGTTTCACCTTCTCAAATTTGCGCCGGCTCTTGGACCATTGCTTCATTGGTTTCTTAAACATAATCTCTTCAGTAGTACCTTGCTTAATGTATCCAGCTAAAGTACCGCCATCAGTAACGATGTATGTATGATTCTGTACAGGCGTATCCCATACTGTAATTTCTTTAAGATATTGCATTAAGCTTTCTTCTTGTTAGGCTTAGTGTATCCATCCTTGGGTCGTGCGTTCGCTGCCATATCGCTTTTGAAGCCTGTCTTTATTCTTTGTAATCTAGACTGATCTATGCCCCTTGTGCTTTCAATTGCTTTTGCTACAGCCGCTAGTTCTGAATCTCGTGCTGGTGAGTTAGAATACTTTTGCTTCTTAAGAACAATGTCATACAGTTCGTATTGCCGCTCGTTGCCTAGTGACCTAATTAAGTTTCTTGCTTCTTCATCGTACTTGCGGTTGTCTTCTTTTGGTAAGTATTTCATACTATTAGTCTCAGTTAGTTAGTACATCTGTCCTTCAACTTGTTTAAGAACTGCTTGTGAATGCTTGCAGGAACCTCTAAATGTAAATCCTGGACAATCACAATCAAAGCCCTTGTCGTGTAGTTCAACACTATACTCGTTATCCTTTGATCCTTTCACAGGCCAAATGACGCCTACCATCCAATGGTCTTTTGGACTAAAGACAGTAGGCGCCAAGTACTTTGCTTTGAACTTGCTCATACTAACTCCTCTAAGTTTATTGGAGTGTAGTTAATTTGCTCAACACAAACACATCTGTAAGGACCTTCTGGTGAAGGGTTACTGTGTATGTGTCCATGCACGTTCAACAATGGCTTGTTACCAAACCTATGCGATTCAGCAAGTGTGCTAGCATGTTGCGGTGTGTGGCTAAACAACAAACCTCTGTCGCTCATATCAATCCACAGTTGGATATCCTTAAAGAATGGTGCAATCATCTTTGCGTTGTCGTGATTACCAAGTACTAGTCTTTTCTTGCCTGGCAACTTAGCAAAGACATTAGTCATCCAATCAACTTTGTCCATACCAAATAATACATCTCCGCAATGGATAACTGTGTCATTTGGTTTCACTACACTAGCCCAATTATCTAACATTACTTCGTTCATATGATTAACGTCAGTAAAGCCATCTCTAGGAGGCTTACCAGCGTAGTCTTTAAACGTAAGGATTGGAGCGTGGTTAAAATGTGTATCGCTTATGACCCAAGTATCTGTCATTGTAACTGCCCTCTGTATATTATTAACTATACTACTATAATAACACCAAAAGGCGTAGTTGTCAACCTATTTTTTGATACTATTTTGAACTAATGCTGTGCATACTGTTAACTTATTATTAAGATCGTCGATTTCTTCCTGTAGTCGAAGAAGTTCTTCTTCATTCGTCCAAATCTCGTAGTTTGTGCATCCGTCATCTGTACACGTTAAATCGTCCAAATAATAGTAAGCATTAATTACTGGAGGTATTGCTCCAATAGTCCATAGTAGCCCTAGTAATATTGCAATTACTTTAAGGGCATTGTTTAAAGCTGTAGTAACCATTGTATATTTCCTATTACTTTGCTCTCAAATCCATTTGGAGAGTAATTTGATCGCCTACATTAAATTGATTGTATGTATACACGCTACCATAATAACCATTGTATTCATACTTAACTAAGTAATCTTTAATCTTTCGTTCGTTTGTAATATAGTTAATCGTATCACATCGTGATTCTCTACGGTAACCAACAATATTTCGTTGATTGTTACTATTTTGATTCTGTGCTATATTGCCGCCTGTAATAGCGCCAATTGCTGCTCCAGCGGCAGTTGCTGCCTTATTTCCGTTGCCGCCACCAAACTGGTTACCAACTACACCACCAACAATTGCTCCAAGAATGTTACCCATAATTGGGTCACTGTTATTACCTTGTCGCTGACTGTAAATAGGAATATCAATATCCTTACACTCTTGCTTGGGATTACTAATTGCTACTGTAACATAGTTTGGAGAAACACTAGTTACATTGCCTTTAACTACAAAGGTGCCAGCATATGCACTAGTTGTAAACGATAGCATTAATACAGCACTTACTAATAATTTATTCATTTCATTTCCCTTAGTTAATTTATATTACTATTATAACACCAAAATAATACTTAGTCAACCTTTATTTTGGTATCAAAACTAATAACAGTACGTTTGCCACTAGTATTTTTATTTGTATAATGAAACATCCAACTAGGAAATAAAATTAAAGATCCTGAAGTTACTAAAACTTCTTTTCCTCTAGAATTATATTCCGTAATCTTTTCTCCGGATATGTCGGTTGGTTTTAAAACTGATATAGGATTTTCAAACAACAGTGCCGAGTTATTAGATTCAATATACGGATAGTATGCGCCACTAACCATACTGCCACCAGCATGATTATGCCTCTCTATATAAGAGTCGTTCTCATATATAGCACTCCAGCTTAGTCCAATTTCTAATGGAATTAGCCCTGCTTCTAATGTATAAACTTCTAAGCATTTCTGCATTGCAAATTTTAAATGTACAAACTTCTCTGCAATTCCCAGGTCATATGTTCTTTTAGCATTTCCGTGCAGTAATGGAACTTTTAATCCGTTCGGATCAGACATCAGATAATCAATTACATCATCTTCATCAGCATAGCTGTTGCCGATATCAAACTTTGATACTAGCGAAGGAAAGAAACTAAAGTGTTCAGTTACCAAAACTATACCAATTTCACTTCTTGTACATTATCATAACGAAAGCTTCGCCAGCCTTTAGCATTGATGTCCCATACTGAACAGACCTTGTCCGACAGCGTTCGAATAGTCTTTTGACTCATAGGATCTATTCTAGTTGCTTTAGGCTTAATGTCGTCTTTCAGCGTACAAGTCATAATACGCTTGTCGCCGTTAATTTTTAGGAATGTTACTTCTAGTACTTCGGTTGTTAGCTGTTCCATTAGAGCTGCTTTTGTCGGCAGTCCCTTTAGTTCCGCTATCTTTTCCGCTACTAAAGATTCTGTCCCAGTTGTCTCTATATTGTTCATTTTTGCCTTTCCTTTGTTTATCGCCTTTACCGCCGTGCCATTGGTCCATTTTTGCTCCTTTTGTTTCACTTCTAACCAACATATATCCAACCACTGGCTCATTAGCGGCTCTCTACTACTTCGTCTGCAAGTCCATACTCAACTGCTTCTGCCGCTGTAAGGAATGTATCAAACTTCATTGTGTCAAACAGCTCAGTATACTCTTTGCCTGCTGTATTGTGTTTAACGTACAACTCAGTTAATCGAATATTAACTTTCTTACTCTCTTCCATGCTACGTATAGCATCTTCAAATTGTAGCTCTTGTACGTGTACACTACCGCTTGTACCGCGTGTGCCTGAGCTTACTCTGTGGATCATTGTACGTGCTTCTGGCAACACTACCCGCTTGCCTTTTGTACCAGCTTGTGCAAGGAACGAGCCCATACTACATGCTTGACCCATTACAATTGTGCGTACATCACATTTAATAAACTGCATAGCATCGTAAATAGCAAGACCTGCTGTTACTGCGCCACCCGGGCTATTAATATACAAGTTAATTTCTTTATCTGGATTAATGCTTTCTAAATATAGCATTTGTGCCACAATTACATTAGCCATATTATCTTCTACAGGACCATTGAGCATAATAATACGATCTTTTAACAAACGACTGTAAATGTCATATGAACGTTCGCCGTTTGCTTCTTTCTCAACTACCATTGGTATTAACATTAATTGTACCTTCCTGCTTTTGCAATTTCTTTTGGACCAAATGTAGTAAATTCAAGTCCAGCCATTCCACCTACATATACCTTGCCATTCCAACGCATTTGGATTTTGTTAGTAGCAATAAATGCAGTTAGTGAATCTTCAAATCTGAAGTTATCAATTTCAGCAGTTACAACTTTATCATTGTTTGTGCAAGTAACATCGACTTCTTCTGCATACGAAGCTTTATTATTCATTCAACTTTCCCTTCAAGGCGTAAATTTAAAACAAAATTTTCTACTAGTAGCTTAGTCATTGTAGCCATAGATACTATTGCTCGTTGATCTTCCGGACATCCATCCATCTGTTCAAATACTTGAGATGCCATCATTTCAAATGCTTGCTTTTCCTCGATAGCTAGCTCACTCCAATCAATAGGATCTTTCATTTCACCTTCCATTGCGATGTTAGCTAGCTGTTCGATTGTCGCTTTTTTTTCTAATGGATCAGTCATTAGTGTATCGTTGCTCCATAGTGATCATCCATATCTCCGTTTGGATCTAGCCCAAAATGATCGATGCATAGTTGTGCAATTTCTTGCGGGAAACTTTCTTTATCCTCAACACTGTCAGGTATCCAAATACCTTTCAGGTGCCCGTCTGCGGACACAATTAAACCGTAGTCTTCTGATTCTAATGTTTGGTCTAAAGTAATTTTGTTGTTTTCAATCTTATATTCTTTATGTGACATTTGACTCTCCCTTTTGGTTAAATTATTCATTGTACTTGTATTTAACCTTCCTTGTTGGAGTTGTCATTCCATTTGAGTATCTCTACTTCACCATCAGTATCTGTTTTATGCCGTAAAAACCCTTGATCGACTAAGCTATCAATAGTATTTTCAATACCGCTTCTAGTGCCAGAGCGGTGGAATATATAAGCTGAAAATCCGCTGCCTAGTACATATGCTGTCAATAACCACATTACGTTTTCTGTAAACATTTTTTATACCTTATATAATTTTACATAGTTTAGACGTGTTTCGTTTGCACCAAACAGTCGATTTTCTGTAAGAGCTTTTACTTTAGCTTTAACACGCTTCATTGTACCTTGTTCGTGTTTATGCTTGTTCATGAAGCTAACTAGATTGCCATCTATAACGGCTGTGTAGTTATAGCTTTCCCAATTAGCACTATAACGTACATCTAGTATCTTAGCAACTCCTTCAACAACATCCTTCTCTTTGCCTAAGTGTTTACTGTCACGATACTCTACACGGATCTCTTTCTTTAGTCCACTTTCGTGTTTGTCACGCTTTACAAATTCTGGAATAAACGCAAGTATGCCAAGGCGATTGTGTTTAATATCGTCTTGTGATACTGCTTCAATCATATCACGTTTAAAGTCGTCTAAGTGTCCAAGTCCAAGAAGTACATAACGCTTCATCCAAACACGGATATCTTCAGCGGCAGTGTAATCTTCTTCAGTAGGACTAAACTGGATAAAGTCGTCCGGCTTGTATCCACCAAAATACATTTTAACTAGTTCTTTGTTTGCGAACTGTGTTTTGTTTTCTTCTGTACTAAAACGTCGAGTATCTTTAATATACTCAAACTTGTTAATACGATAAGCTGCTGACGCTATCGCGAGTACTTCTGATGTTTTAACATTTGGCGTCTTTCTTGGCCCGGCATGTGTTAGTTCATGCCCTAGCTCTACTTCAAGTTCATCACGTTTAAATGCTTGTTTGTTAGTTAGCCCCATGTTGTACCTCTAGTGTGCCTATTAATATATCTATAGTATACACTGTTTCTCCTTCTGTGTCAACCGGAAAAACATGAAATCCGTAGCCTTTAATAGTTTTTTCTATTGCTGATTCTATAACGGCTTCATCTTCATACGCCCATTCTGTACACCCAGGACCATCTAGTTCAATAGCATAATCAAACTGGTTCTTTAGTACTCGTTCAAGCTCACTAATAGGTATATCCTTTCCATGCCACACTTTGCTAAATGTAGCTAAATGACTTTTACCTGGAAAACTATTCTGGTATACACCAAGTCGTGCCCTAGCTTTCTTAAATCCGGTGATGCCAATTTTGACACCACCTTTCCCAAACGGGTCTCTCATTAGATACAATAGTTTCATGTTACCACCTACACTGTGCAGTTGGCAATTGAATACGTCCAATTGACTTATTATACAAGTTAATTAGTGCATCATACACACGCCACTGATCGTGGTCTCTAGGCTGTGTAAACCCTTTCTTTTCTAGCACTTCGTAGTAATTATCCTTGAGTGCTTTTTGTGTTGATGTAGGATCACCAAACTGCGTTGTAAATAGTTTGCCAAGTTCTATATCAAACTGTTCATCTATAGCAAAGCCTTCTACTTCTGCCATTTTGTACAACAATGCTAATGGTCTCCAAACCTCAAGTTCTGCTGGTGCAAGATCCCAAGTACGTTTGTGAAACTTTAGAGCACGTTTGAAGTATTTGCCTTTGACTCCGTAGTCATCTGTCATTTCAAATATAGCTTGGCCACTTTTGATCTGACTAAATGCATTGTTTGTGTTTGTATTACGTTTAGGGTAAAACCCTGCT